TGACATGGCATAGTAAGTGTTGCCGTCAACGATGAAGCTGACCTTTGAGGGGTCAGTCCCGGCGAGTCCAGCAGTTCCCATCAACTTCATTGTTGAGAGGAAATCTTCAATCGTCAATGAGCCACCAGCCGAGCGGCTGTTTGCGGTGTTGGTCACGAGCGCCAACTTGCGGAAGCCGTCAAAGCTAAGGAAGTATTGGGTTGCGGCGGGTGTGGTGTCAATCGCGTTGATGTTCTTTGAGGCTGACAGTTCAGTGTCGCCGTCAATGAACAGGGATTCAACAATTTCTTGACCGCTGATTTCCAACTGGCTGCGGAGTTGCGGAGCAAAGCCGATTAAGCTATCTTCCGTTGCCTCGCCTGAGTACATGCTGCGAGCGCCGATTTTTGCGACACTCAGGGTCTTATTGCCGCTGGTTGTGATCTGTGAAGCGGTGACCGTGCCTGCGGGAATTTTCATTGTCCCATCGGCAGCGGTAACTTCCGCAACTTTATACCAGGTCATGTCTGCGCCTTCAACTGGCCAAATCTTGCTAGCATAGCCGTCGGGGATGACATCGGCGGGGACTTTGGATGCTACGCGATTTTCGGCACGGATGGCGTTCCAAATTGCGGTTGAGTACGCAGTACCAACCCAATCTGACATCGGGCTGGCGCCAGTGTACATCGGGTCAGTCACGGCCTTGACAGCCTTTTCCACTGCGTCCATGTTCGGGTCAATGTTCGTTTCCATCTTGAAGTTGCCTTTTACATAAGCAACATTCTTGCGATCTTCCTCGGTGTTGTTGTCTTTAAGTTCAGCAACACGCAGGGACATGGCCTTAGCAGCGGCAGGAGCGAAGTTGACGCCGAGCTTCTTTCCGAGTTCAATGGCAACGGATAACTCCGCGCCGCTCAGGTTGTCATACTTCCAAGTGTCGCTAAATTGTGCCTGATAAGGGGCTGTGCCATCGGGCAGACGGCGTTCCTTCGCCTCGAATTTAGCGCGTTCTGCTTTGACTGCCTCAGCAATCGCAACGTCACGCTCTTCTTTGGCTTTGGCATCGGCGGCGGCTTTCGCGGCTTCCAGTACCTTTGCGCTGCCTTCCTTCGCCATCAACTTTGAGGCTTCCAAGTTCAAGCCTTCCAGTTTCTTGACATCGGCTTCATCCAAATCGCCTTGTCCTGAAAGGACTGCGATTTCTTCCGAAATTTCTTGTAAAGTTTTCATTTCTTATATACTCCTAGTTTTTTTAGAATTTCTTTTGATTTTTGCTTGGCGATCTCCGCACGTTTCGCGTCACACAAAACGCCGTGAGTATCTGATTTGATTTCAGGAAAACTTATTCCAGCTTCCCTGTAAATTGCTTTTACGACGGGCATCGCGGACGCGAACCGATTTGCTGGTTGCATGTTTCCGTTACCCTGTTCCCATAAACTTATCTCAGCAAAAGGCCATACTGCAATGCGTCCCGCCCTGTTCTTTTCGTATGGGATTACCTTATTGCCAATATCCAGCCGCGCAAGGTGGCTGATACTGCCTGACGATACTGCCACCATCCCACGCTTTGCCGCTTCCATCAATCGCTTTGCGGCCTCAACCGCCTTGTCCAGTATCAAGCGCACATGCCATCCATCCGCCCGCTTTTCGAGTGTCTGTGTCTTGCCCACTACAATCAACTTACCCTGGACATTCTTTGCGCCCTGCTCTATGCCATGTTGATACACAGCCAGCGGCGTAGTAAATGCGTCATGCATGATGTCGGTGTTCTCATCGAACCATTGACCATCTGCGTCAACCGATCCAAACGGAATGGCGAGTACATCCAACTCCCAATCACCTACTGCTTTTACTGCCTGATTTTCTTCCATATTTCCTCGCAACAAAAAAGCGGCAACAAACGGATTAACGTTTATCGCCGCAGGTATAGAATTACTGCATATTGTTGGCGTGTTTATTTAACTGTGCGTATTATACTACTTTTTTACTTTTGCATTTAGATAATCAGTAACCGCTTTGAACGCCGCTTGCAATGCGCCCTTTGTATTGGTGGCGATTATATCACCGATCTTGCGCCAGCCGTCCGCCGCATGTCCGCGCTGCTGCCCATCACCTTGCACCCAATACGCACCCTTTGATTCGTTGACTAGTTTTACCTGTGTCCAATTGCTATCCTTGACCTGCATTGTCCAACCATTGACTGTCTCGTGCGTGCGTTGGGTAGGAATACCCTGCCCAAATCCATCCGTAGCAAAGAAGGCGCGACGCTGCTTTTCGCTCTGCCATAGATACGGGTTATTCGCGTCATGCGTAACTTGGCGCGGCTCGTATTTCAACCCGTGCCGCTCATCGCCTATCAAGTACTCGTTGAACGCCTTCATCGCAGTGATCTTCACGCCTCGTGGCAATTCTGCCATGAGCTTCTGTACTTCCTCCAAGTTGCGGACCTTACCATAACGGATGTTCATTTTATAATTCCAGTTCCTTTACACATACAATCACGGCGCGTCCTGCAATCAAAGCATCGGCATATTTTAGGGCGTTTGTCATATATCTTGCACAACCCGTCATCGCCCAACTGGTTGCACCTGTGGAATATCTTGATATTGCCGTTGTGCATGTTGACCGCGCCTTTGAATAGTTCCTTTACTGTCAGGTCATACAACCCGTGTGCTGTAAAGAACTCGCGCCCGTCCGCGCTTTTGGTAAACGCCAAGTCAAACGGGTCTAAATCAATATCCATGCAGCAGGTCGGGAGGTATTTCATATCCCTGCTATAATCGCTTCCAGTTTGCCATACGCCCCAGCCGTGCGGCGTTTATCTGTTGGTACTAAACTACACCCGCATCGCCAGCCGCCGCATTCAAGTTTCTTATTTGGCGCGTTCTGCGGCCTAAGTCCCAATGCGTCCCATTCACTAGCACGGGCAACTTTCCCATCCAACGCCAGGCAGGTATCACATTTGTGATCTGTGTCGCCTTCGACCCATTCCATATTTCCGCCATTCTCCAATGTAATCAATCTGACCGCCTCGTTGTATCCTTCTGTCCATCTCAGCGCCCACAATCCCGCCCGCATAAGCAGCGGGTCAATGCTGGTCTGGTCCACACGCGCATCTACAATATCACGGTAGTACTGGTCAACGTAATCGTATTGTCCCAATATCATATCGTCAAGCGATACCTGCAAGTAGTCTGGAAATTCTCCCTGTCCTTCCTCATCTGTCCATGCCTGGTTATATGCCTGTGTCAACTGGCCGCTGATAAGGTTCGCCATAGTATCAATGAACGCGCCCGCAATGTTTCCAGCATACACACCGCGCACAAGTCCCTCAATTTGTTTCAACATGTAATCGTATGTCTTGAAGGCAGCTGGCTTGTATGCCAGAAATCGCGCCTTGCCTGATAGATATTGGATCACGTCAGGCACAGCCAACACAGCAAGACGCAAATAACTATTTCGCATTGACAGCCTTTTCAATTACCTTCGCCAGATAGAAGATGGTGTCAGGCTGGACAGGCAGCGATGTTTCAAACACATCTGCCACATCCGCCTTTGTCTTACAGGCTGTCAGCTTGGCGCGTATCACGCGGGCTGTATGCTCTGGCGTGTGCGTTCCTTGAAACTTATCGAAATCAGCCGTTCCAAATGTCCGCATCGCGTAACGTTTCCAGCGCATCAAATCAGCTTTGACAGGTTCGGTAACATCCTCGCTTTCATCCTCTGGCATGATAGGCGCATCCTCGGCAGGCGGCTCGACTGCTGGTTGTGGTTCGGGTTGCGTCCCACCGCTTGAAGCCGTTACCTGTGCGGGCAGCATCTCACCGCGCTCATCTTCCAGCGGTTCATCCTGATAATATTCCTTGCGTATCTCATCAATGGTGTGGGTGCGCTCGTAGGCTGTCTGTTCTTCCAGTTTTAGTTTCTTATCCACCACGCGCGGATCGTCAAACACTGCAATCAGTTTGCGCCCGTAAGCAGGCAGGATGTCAGATGTTATCTTTTGCGAGATGACTTCCATAATAGGCCACTGTGTTTTTTCGCTGTATGTTGCCCGCGCCGCCAGTGCGTTGGCTTCCGTTGCATTCTCGGATAACATGGAAATCAAGCCAGGGCAGACACGATTGAATACGTCTGTCATATTCTGCTTTAGGCCGTTGATGAAATCCGCATCTTTGGCGGACATGGCACGCTGTAACCAGGATACCCCATCACCTACGCCGCGAAGCATCATCATTTCATTACGCTTTGCTGCTTCCCTTACTTCCTGCTTGACGTTGCTCCACGCTGGCTCTTGCACATATTCCTTGAATGATAATATGCTTTGTGGCGCTCCGCCATATTCCGCGTAAGTGACAGTGTTCGTCTTACGCATTGCCAAGTCACCCTGTAATGTCACGGCCAGCGACTCAAGCGGGGACAGACCGACAAAGCGATTGTTCGGGTTGTATGTTTTGAAGTGACATATTTCCCATGTTTCCAGTTGCATGGGCGTCTTGCCGTTGCCTGGATAGTATTCGTAATAACTGACATACATCTGCTTGTCAGGAATGGGCGTAATCATGCTGAACGGGATAGGCCAAATCTCGTCAACTGTGGAACTCTCGCCCGCCCTGTTCAGCCACCAAATAGCATTACCATTCAAGATATAACTTGACGTGGTGTGCTGCATGAGTTCGATCCCGCTGTCGGCTGGGTTCGGGTTACGCAGCAGTAACTCAAATTCATGATTCGGAATGTCGCGGGTTTCCTCGCCCACCATGCGCTTAATGTTGATCTTGCTTGTTCCGATGTCGTTACCCAGAATGTTGACCGCTGTTCCGAGTATGGGACTAAGGCGGTACATGTCGGCCTGTGTTGCAAATACGGATATGTCAGGCATGATCCATTTAGCAGCGTCCGCAGTCTCGCCCAGCCAGAGCGGAATGTTGCGGTCCAGTTCGCTTTTTATTGCGTCGGATAATTTGAGATTGAACTGCTTTTCGCTGATAAATCCAAAAGTATTGAGTATCCTTTCTGTTATGGTCATAATATTCCTCTCATGCGAAACCAACAAGTATTTCCGCTTTCAGATACTTTGACATCAAATCTTCATAATATCTGATAGCGTCCATTGCGTGGTCGTTTTCTTTTACTGGCTCATCCTTTTCAGGCTTCCAGACATAGGACTCAA